GTTATTGTTATACGTCATTGTACCAGTATTTTCATTCTTATTGATATTGGTAGATGTGCTGACGCTATTGTTGTTGTTGTTAAATGTTTGAGTTCCGCTATTAATATTGTAGTTTGTATTTGTATTAGTGTTTGTGTTATTTGAAGTTGTTTGATTGATATTCGTCATTGTTCCGGTATTGACATTGTTATTGTTGTATGTCATTGTACCAGAGTTAACGTTGTTGTTATTGAACGTCTGTGTGCCACTATTAATATTGTTGTTAGTGTTAACGTTTGTTGATGTGCTAGTGCTTACGTTGTTATTGTTGTTTGTATTTGTACTAGTACTGTTGACAGTTGAATTGCTTGTAGCATTAGTAGTGCTTGTTGCAGTACTATTGCTGTTGACTGTGCTGACGCTATTGGAGGTACTATTTGTGTCCACTAATGTTTTACTGTCGTATGTTCCTTGATTGATAAGACTTGTGGTCCCTGTTGTTGTTCCGCCAGTCGTGCTGGAAGTTCCGCTTGTTGTTTGTGCTGATACTGCACCAAACATCATAACAAAAAGAATACCGATAAGGTTCTTCTTGTTGATACTAACCATTTTTATGTTTCTCCTTATTGTTTTATTGACACCTCCATACTATAAAGCAATAATCATGCTTGTGTTATGATATAAATCTGCCTATTAACCCGTTGACAATTCTGTCTGACAAATCATCAGGCAGAAATTTAAGAAAGCCTAAAAAGTATAACGCTACACTACCATACACAAATATCTTTAAGCACATGTCAAATGTCTTTTGATATTCGTTCATCTTCCACACCTAGCACTTGTTTGGCACCATTGTATCAGTTCATAACTGCCAATAGCGAATATGAATACGATAAATGCAACTGCACCTATAATCATTGCCCACTCATTTAACTCTTGTTCTTTTTGTTTACGCTTACGTTCTTGTGCGTTATGCAGTCTTATATCATTAGCATCATCTGCATCCATTTCTGCTTGACGAGCCTTAATCTTATTCCATACATCAATCTTGCCTGTTTGCATGAACAGCAATTTTAACTCTTCCTCAAATGCTCTAGCCTGCTCTAATGCCATTTCAATCTGAAGTGCGGTTCCCATGTTGGAACCTTTCTTAGTCTTTTTAGCTTCAATCAATGCTTTAGTTGCGGTACTCTTAGCATCAAACATCTTGCCAATCATTGGCGCAAGAGAGCCTAGGTCATTTGCAACCTTAGCCGCTTTTTTAACGACACTTATAGCAGATTGAATTCCCGCTAGTGCTGTGATTGGATCGATCATTTGTGTTATTCCTGTTTACAAATTTCTTTGTGTAGTCGTTGTGAACAATCTTTTTTTGCCCACTCTATGCAGTATACTTTTCGTTCATAAACATCACCAATCCATCGCCAACGAACACACTTCAATGTTTCGTCTTTTTTAGTCTTTTCTGCACTTACATTTAATATCATCAAACATATTATAAAGACTATTAATTTTATAGAACGATTGGTAGCCAAAGCCATAGACCTTGACTCATCAATAATGCGGCTAACGCACCAACCACAATACTTGCCCAATACAGATTCATACTAACTGCTAAGATACTTGCAGACAATAGCACAATTGAAATCTGAAATGCAGAACCTGCAAATGTCATCCAAGGACCAGACTTGCGAATTTCATCACGTTCCGCTTCCAATGCACGTGCTTTAGCCATTAGTTCTTTTTTGCCTTCACCTGTAGCAGGCTCAGATTCGTATCTATTAATTTTTGCAGTTAACTTGTCTGCTTTGTCAAATTGTTTTCTATCGACTGCATCATCTCTAGCCATCTCAGCTAAAGTTTGTTTAATTGATTTTGCTTGAAAGAATGCCCAAGTATCATTTGCTTTGATTGTATTGTTCAGCACTTTACTGCTATTGCCACTTGAAATGTAAGTATTGATTGCAAGCAAAGCGGCTAGAACGGTGATTAGCCATCCAGCTTTGTCTTTAATTTGTGCTTCACGTTCACTACGTGACAATGGTTTTTTAATTTCTTCCGCCATGTTTACTCCTAAAACAAAATGATTAATTCACCATTATTTATGGTAAACCAAGTTTTAGGGCAAGTTTCAGAGGGGGATTCTGTTGTTTTTGAGCAACAAAATCAAAATAACCCTTGATTTGTTGTCCCAGTATGGTATACTAGTTACATGACATTGAGAAAAAAACGTTCTGACAGAAACCACGTGCTATATCGAGTTACGTGCGTTGATACCGGCGATTCATATGTTGGCTTGACTGTAGCACAGGGACAGGCCTACGTTCGTTCGGTCAAAATTCGTTGGCAAAAGCATGTGAGCCGTGCCAAGTGTGAAAACAAAAATTGGGCAATGTGCAATGCTTTGCGTGAGTTAGCTGGCGCAGTATGGCAATATGAAGTCCTTGAAGTGATTCGTGGACGTAAACCCGCACACCAGCGTGAGCGTGAATTGATTGCCGAATTTGAACCATCGTTAAATACATTTTGACATACCGCATATGATCTGTTATACTGTTTAATCTATCGTATAGGAGTGTTTATGAAATTTGATATGAATCCTAGTTTCGCAATTGGCGCATTTTTGGGCGTCATTACTGTCGGCGCAATTTGTTCTATTTTTACGTTGTTGTCCGTCAATACTTTGTTTGGAACAACATTCGCACTTTCAGTTGAGAATATTGCATCGGCAACTTGGTTGTATATTATACTTGCATCCGCAATGAAAGGTTTTGCAAAATGAAGCGTGGATTGATTGTAGCACTATGTGCATTTGCATCTACCGCAATTGCACAGGAAATTGTTACGCATGAGTTGGCGAGAGTTGTCCGTGTGCAACCAATTACGAGTACACGTGCATACACCGTGCCTCGCCAAACATGCACCGTTGTTGAACAAGTTGCACCAGCGGCACAACCAGTTAATGGGCAAGTCATTGACAATCCGCAAAAGAATTTATCTGAAAGATGTATGACGTATTCCGACAGAGAATTCAAAACTGACATTATCGCATATGATGTAATGTTTGAATATCGTGGGCAATTACGTACCACACGATTCAATCACGATCCTGGCAATAGTGTGCGAGTTAAAGTTGTCACTAGAATATATGCTGTAGAATAGTTCTATGAAAAGTTTGTATGCACTACATAGTATTGTAGCAATTCTTTTTTGCACCAATGTGCAAGCAAGAGTTGTTCTTGTGGAGGATTCTTCGTCAAATGAAAAAGTTTATATGGCGAGAGTTCTTTCGAAACAACCTATAATTGAGAAAGTGCCATACATGATTACAAAACAGTATTGCGAAAAGCATTACGGAACGATACATTATTCTGGCTCCGACAGAAACACGCCTATTGTTGCTAAAGTTCCGGCGAAACCAAATCCGATTTGCAAAGACGTTATTACACAAGAATTTCATAATGTAATAAAAGGCTATCAAATTACTTATGAATATAAGGGTACAATCAAGTACGGAAAAATAAATTATGAACCAAGTGAATTCGTGCAGGTGTACAATGCACCATGACGTATTTTGTTTACGGCGCAGAGGAAAGCAGAACAACAAACAAAGTTGAAATGCTTCTGTCAATATGCAATCGTCAATATAAACTATTCATATTGGGTAAAGACTATACGAGAGAACAATTGAACATATTAGTTCCTGATACTGATTTTGTTCCTCACATATACCACAATGCAAAATACATTGGAGGTATCAAAGAATTGTACGACTATTTGTACGCTGAAGTGAAAATGGAAAAGCAGGTTCAAAACGAAAACAAGGATTAAATTATGTCTGATTATGAATATGATTATAAGCGATTTGATGATATCATTATTAGTTTGTTGGTTTCATCATGGCGAGAACCAGATGAGTTAGAAATTGGAGAAGATATCTCCGACATACCTGAAGTGAAAATTATCTTTGACGGCTATGGCGACTTGGAAGATGAAAATGAGAATGGTGAGTATCGCTACGTTGAAGGCGGTAATAAGAACATGGAATCTTATGCGATTTTCATTCATAAAGATTCTGCACAGGAAAACTTTATATTTCCCGAACATGAATTGACGCCTTGGTGTTTGATTCACCGACCGAAAGAAGAGGTCTGCATCTATGCTTGGTATGACGTAGAGAATGACAATTGGGACATTTTGCCATTGGAAGAACGGGTAGAAGATACCGACTTGACAGTTGAGCAAGTTATGAGTATACTAGAGACATTGAATGAAAGACATTTTTGACATGGAGGACTTTGATATGACAGCTTTTAATTATTCAACAAGTAGCGCAAAAGAACAGAAAGTATTTCGTGATTGGCTGATTAGTCATTTGAAATATGGACCAGTAACTGTTGACTTTCTTAAGAAAGACGGCACAATGCGTACCATGAAATGCACATTGCAAGAAAGTGCAGTTCCGACATATGAAAAAAAGACAGAGCGAGTTCGCACCACTTCAACTGACGAGTCTATCTCTGTAGTTGACTTGGAGAAAAACGAATGGCGTTCATTCCGTTACGATTCTATCAAATCTGTATCATTTACACTAGGTG